ATGCCAAGAACAACGCAAATTTGAAACCACCCGCCCCAAATCCAAAGACAAAAGCCGATGCTGGTCGCAAAGCATCATTTTGCGCTAGGATGGAGGGGGTAGTTAAAAACGCCAAAGGCCCTGCTGAACGGGCCAAGGCATCCCTCAAAAACTGGAACTGTTAAAGGAAATATCATGGCAAATTCAATTGCAACAGGCGTGGCATATCAAGACCCACAACTGAACTTGGTCGCATTTACTGCTTACACAGTAGCAACAGCCCCCGCTGTTAGCCCCGCTGGTCAAGTGGCTTACTTCTCCAATGGCGCAGCAGGAAGCCCCGTGTTGGCTTTTAGCAACGGCACTAACTGGTTGCGTTGCGACACCTTGGCTAACATTGCCGCAAGCTAATGAACGCTGAGAAGATCGCAAACCGCATCAAGGAACTCAGAAGCACTGCCAAACAACATGAGGCAGTGTTAATGCAGATCAGCGGTGCGGTGCAAGAACTCACCAACTTATTGGCTGAACTGTCAAAGGAACAAAATGCCTCTAATAGCATCGATGACCCCCAAGGCGCTTAAAGCCAATATCAAAAAAGAGATAGAAGCTGGCAAGCCACCCAAACAAGCGGTGGCAATTGCCTATTCTGTTAAGCGTGAAGCCGAAAAGGATGCGGGTAAAAAGCCCACACCGAAAAAAGCCAAGAAGTAATGACTGACACAACCGAAAAACGCCCTGTAGGTCGCCCAACCCTCTACGATCCTAAGTATTGTGAGGAAGTGATCGCCTTGGGCAAACTCGGTAAGAGCGTAGAACAGATTGCATCCAGATTAGGGTTTTCCCTACGCACAATGTATCAGTGGCGTGATCAACACACAGAATTTTTGCACGCCTTGGAGGAAGCCAAGGAACATGAACTCGCATGGTGGGAAGATCAAGCCGATGCTTACATGGTCGAGACCAAAGAAGGCCCACGGCTAAATGCGACTTTGTGGTCACGATCAATGGCTGCACGATTCCCTAAAAAGTATCGTGAAAGCGTCAAGCAAGAAGTCACAGGCGCTGATGGCGCACCATTGTTGTCAGGCATCCAAGTCACATTCATCAAGCCCGAATGAGCGATGTAGCCAATGCCATTGCCAAGGCAGAGTTTCCCGTTAAGTTGGAAGGTCTGTTTAAAAAGAGCCGTTACAAGGTTTTGTTTGGTGGTCGAGGTGGGGCTAAGAGTTGGGGAATTGCCCGAGCATTACTGATTAAAGGCGCAAAAGACCCAATCCGCATACTGTGCGCCCGTGAGTTTCAGACATCCATCAAGGATTCAGTTCATAAGTTACTGTGCGACCAGATCGACAGCCTGGGGCTTTTGTCGTTCTACGAGATCACCCAAACAAGCATCAGGGGCAGAAACGGCACAGAGTTTAGCTTTGTTGGTCTGAAGAACAATGTGGCAAACATCAAGTCTTATGAGGGCGTTGACATTTGTTGGGTTGAGGAAGCGCAGACTACCAGCCGCTTGTCATGGAATGTATTGATCCCGACCATCCGAAAGCAAGGCTCAGAGATATGGATCAGCTTCAACCCTGAGTTGGAGACAGACGAAACCTACCAAAGGTTTGTGGCAAACCCACCCGCAGACTGCATCACCATGAAGGTGAATTGGTACGACAACCCTTGGTTTCCCGAAACCCTCAGACTTGAGAAAGATGCCCTCAAAGCAAGGGATGAGGAAGCCTATAACCAAGTGTGGGAAGGTTTATGCCGACAGACTGTGGATGGGGCGATCTTTGCCAAAGAGATGCAACAAGCCGAGAAGGATGGGCGCATTTGCCGTGTTCCTTATGACGCAACCAAGCCAGTTCATGCGGTCTTTGACTTGGGATGGTCAGACAGCACAGCCATTTGGTTCTTGCAGTTTGTGGGCATGGAGACCAGGCTAATCCGATACATTGAGGACAGCCAAAAGACCATCAGTTATTACTTGGCGACCATGCAGACTTATGGCTATGTGTATGACAAGATTTGGCTTCCCCATGACGCAGAGAACAAGACCTTGGCAGCAGCGGGTCGGTCAATTGATGACATCGTGAGAGCCGCAGGGTACAAGACCGAGATCATGCCAAGAGTGCCGATCTTGGACTCAATTAATGCCGCAAGGACAATCTTCCCGAATTGCTACTTTGACAGGGAACACACGGCAGATGGCTTGGCTTGCCTTAGACACTATCGGTATGAGGTTGACCCCGAGACAGGGCAGTTCAGCCGTAATCCATTGCATGATCACTACTCACACGGGGCAGACGCATTTCGTTACATTGCCCTTATGATTAAAGAGCCGCCTAAACGCAAAAAGTCAGCGCAGATTGCAATGGCAAGCGGATGGATGGGATAATTAGGCATCAATAAAGGGCTGAATATGGCTTACCAAGACGAATCAGGGAACAACAACAAGATTAACGAGGTGATCAAGTTCTGGCGCTTGGTCAACGATGCCGACTCCACCAACCGAGCAGAAGCGTTGATGGATGTGAAGTTTGCCGCTGGCGACCAATGGCCTGTTGAGATTCAAAACTCACGCAACCTTGAATCCCGCCCTTGTCTGACGATCAACAAGATTGACGCATACATTCGTCAAGTGACCAATCAGCAAAGGATGCAACGCCCCCGCATCAAGGTGCATCCTGTGAATAACTTGGCAGACTACAAGATTGCCCAAGTGATTGAAGGCATAACCCGCCACATTGAGGTGAATTCCAACGCAGATACAGCCTATGACACAGCGTTTGATTACGCAGTTCGCATGGGATGGGGTTATTGGCGCATCAACACAAAGTATGTGAGCGAGACTTCCTTTGATCAGGAAATCTTTATCGACACCATTGATAACCCGTTCACAGTCTATTTCGACCCCAATTCAATCCTCCCTGATGGCTCAGACGCAGAGCGTTGCTTGATCACCACAGTGATGGACAAGAAGATATTTAGGGAGAATTACCCAGGTGCTGATGACGGGGCAAACTTTCAGCAGCGTTCCACTGGTGATGACACTGCCGCATGGCTCACCAAAGAGGACATTCGGGTTGCCGAATACTTCTACATTGAGCGTGAACGAGCCAAACTGTATTTGCTCAGTGATGGCACATCAGGCTTTGCCGACTCAGACAACTTCTTTGCCCGTGTAGAGGCATCTGGTCTGACTGTGGTTGATGAGCGAGACAGCTTCCGCAAAGCCGTGAAGTGGATGAAATGCACCGCAATGGAAATCCTTGAGGAAAAGACATGGGCGGGTAAATATATCCCTGTTGTCCCTTGCTATGGCGCACAAGTGATCATTGATGACAAGCGCAAGAAATACGGCTTGGTGCGCTTTGCCAAAGACCCACAGCGTATGTACAACTTTTGGCGCACATCCATGACCGAAAGTGTCGCCCTTGCGCCCAAGGCTAAGTGGCTGCTTGCCGAGGGTCAAGACGAGGGACATGAAAACGAATGGGCAATGGCTAACATCAAGTCAACCCCTGTTCTGCGCTACAAACAGAAGGACATTGAGGGTCAACCCGCACCCGCACCAACCCGACTTCAGCCTGAACCACCACCAACAGGCATCATGGAGGCGGCTGGCGCTATTTCCGCAGACTTACAGATGGTTTTGGGCGTTCTTGACCCCAACCAATTGCCAAGCGGAAACATCTCAGGCAAGGCTTTGGCGGGTCAGCAGAACCAAGTTGATCTGTCAAACTTCCACTTCTACGACAACATGACCCGTTCGATTCGTCAGACGGGCAAAATCATCTTGGATTTGATCCCCAAGATTTACGACACCGAGCGAGTGATGCGAATCATTGGCTCAGATGGTCAGCCCGACATGACCACCATCAACCAAGCCACCGCCATCGGTGAAGTGCTGAACGATGTGACTGTGGGTGAATACGATGTGGTGATGGACACAGGCCCAGGCTTCCAAACCAAGCGCCAACAAGCCGTTGAAAGCATGATGCCGTTGCTTACAGGCAACGCAGAACTGTTCAACATTGCGGGTGATTTGGTGTTCAGGAATATGGACTTCCCAGGCGCTGATGTGATCGCAGACCGCCTTGCCGCCATGAACCCATTGGCTCAGATTGATGAGAAATCAGACATCCCACCTGAAGTTCAGATGCGTTTGGCTCAGTCTCAGCAGATGATTGAGCAGTTGCAACAACAATTGCAAGCCGCTGGTCTTGAAATCAACAATCGGATGCAAGTGGCACAGATCAAAGAGGAAGGCGCTACTAGACGCAAACTTATGGATGTCACCGCAAGAGCGCACAACACCGAAACGATTAACGAGGCAAAAGTTAATCAAACCAATGTCAAAGCAATTACTGATCAGAACAAGACTGAGATTGATGCGTTGGTCAAAATGCTTATTGCGAGGATGCCTCCCAATCAATTATTGGCTGAGATCGACCGCTTGAACGCTGAACAACAGCAGTATTCGGTTGCCGCAAATTTGGATATTGACCAAGATCAGAATCCATTTATGCAACAGTAATTGACAGACAATGAATTAGGGTAAATAATTACCCAAACCTTACCAGTGAGGCTCACTGGGAAAATTCTTTGAGGAAACTCAATGTCAGAAGTTCAGGAAGTGCAAGTTGCACAACCAAAGGTCTCCACTACTGTGGTGACAAGTGAAAATTTAGCTGAATTTAACGCTAAGAGAATGGGTTTAGCTGATTCAACGCCTAGCGAGGCTGCACCAGTTGCAGAGCCGCC